TTTCTTTGGGAACTTAACTTCGGGGAGGAAAATTATCGGTTAAAAGTAACTCAAAATGGCAAAGAAGTTAAAATGTCAAACGCTGCCGAATTGTACGACTTCTTAAATAACCGCTAACATTCTTTTATCGCAAATAAAATAGCCCAAATTCAAGACTAATTTAATAAATATGAGCAAATTAGCAAAACAAAGGAAAAATACTTAAACAAATATAAAAATATGCTGACAGTTTTAAAATATGACGTAAATCATGTTTTTATATGTTAATACAATATGACTATTTATATATATATATATATAACTTTACGAGAAATTAATTAATTATGAAAACAAAACTATTAGAATTAATCATTGCTTACAGTGATGAGAAACTGAAAGACTTAAACCATAAAACAGAAGATGAATTATGGGAAATATTAGATAAATTATTATTAACCCTTTATAAAAAATCACACAATGAAAGTGTTTAGAAATGGTTATTTACAAAAACCTGTTACAAAGTTTTCTAAAATAGAAAAAGTACAACTATTTTTAGCAATATCTTTTTTAGTTTTATTAATTACAATTGGAGTTATAGGACTTTTAATATTTGCTTTATTATGCGATGGCTACTTATTATAATATTATCTTTAACTTTAATAGCTTTTATACATCAACATATAAAAGATGTTGAAGAAAAAGAAATGTTAAGAAATGAACTTTTTGACCTTATGTGGGAAAAAGATTCATTACAATCTATAGAACAGCATTATGTTATAGGAAGTTATTACAATCCTGTAGTAAATCAATGTGATGTAGATTGCCTATTCACAGCTAATATGTCTTATATAGACACTATAGCTCTAAATAACTATCAACTTCGATGGGTAGCTATATCCAGAGATTTATTAAAACATTATAATTTTAATGATACTATTATAGTCCATTCTAATAATCAAAAAATAAATGGATTATGGGTTATTAAAGATGTTATGAATAAAAGGTATCAAAAGAGAATTGATTTTTTAGTTCCTTTAAATGATACGTTACAAATAGGTAAAATAGCATTAAAAATTAAAAAATATAGAACTTAAAACAAATAAATGGTGTAGGTTAAATCTGAGTAAAATTCTTACTTTTATAAAACAGATGTAAAATGAAAAGTGATAATACTTCAATATGTACTTTTAGAAATAAAAAATATGTTTTTTTAAATCAAGAAGCTCTACAAAATCTTAATAAAAAAATACAAGAAGAAGAAAAACTTTATAATCAAAACCCAACTATCGAAAGACTGAAATCTTTATCTTTATTATATAATAAAAGAGAATGTTTAGAGTGTAGGAGTAAATTGGTTATAGGTGATTTTGAAAAACGTGTATTTTTTGAAAAATGGGATTAAATTTTTAAAATAATTTTTTATGCAACGTAACTATTTAATAATTTTAGGTCAAGTAACACACATTAGTGAACTCCAAACCTATCCTAAAGAGAAAGGTACTCTTTATAAAAAAACCTTAACAATTGAAACTCCTGATGGGCAAATTTTATATCCAGAAATAAGAAACGAGAATATAAAAATTCTTGACTTAGAAGCTGTAAGAATCGGTGATAATGTTCAGTTATTATTTTCTTTTGAAGGTAGTGAAAAGAATGGTAAGTTTTATAACAATATACATATAGCTAATATTAAAAAACTTTAATATGGATTTTTGTGTTTTCGATATAGAAACTGATGGACTGTTAGATGAAGTAACTAAAATACATGTATTTAGTTATACAATTATTAGTGGTGAAAATTCAAAATCAGGAAGTCTTTATGATTACCAAGAAATCATAACTTTTTTACTTTCTCAAGAAGTTTTAGTTGGTCATAACATAATAAGGTATGATATTCCTGTTCTTGAAAAAATACTTGGTATAGATTTATCTTCTAAAGAGATTATAGATACATTAGGTTTATCATGGTATGTTTTCTGTCAAGAGAAGCAACATAGTTTAGAAGTGTTGGGAGAAAAAGTTGGTGTGTCAAAAATTGAAATATCAAATTGGCAAAATCTTTCTATTGAAGATTACACAAAAAGATGTGAAACGGATGTTAAAATTAATGTAAAAGTTTTTAAACATATTTACAACATTATATACGATGTTTACAAAGGAGATGTTGGAAAACTAATACATTACCTCAACTTTAAATTAAAATGCCTTAGAGACCAAGAAAAAGCTAAAATTTGGGTAGATAAAATAAAACTTTACAAAGCTAAACAAGAATTAAGTTATGAAGTCCAAAAGAAAGAGCAAATTGTTTCTGCCTTAATGCCTTTAGGAAAAGTTTTATATAAAAAACCAAAGGTTATTATAAATAAAGATGGTACATTAACAGAACATGGTAAAAAATGGTTTGAAATTCTAAAAGAAAACAATCTTCCAAATGAAACAGAAGAAATACGAGAAGTTGGAAATCCAGGCTCTATCCCTCAAATTAAAAATTGGTTATTTTCTTTAGGGTGGAAACCTTTTACCTTTAAAGTTTCAAAATCTACAGGAGAACAAGTACCACAAATCAATTTACCTTTTGGTCAAGGATTATGTGAGTCAATTAAAATTCTATATGATATAGAACCAAATCTAAAAGAACTTGAAAGCTATTTCATGCTACGCAACAGATTAAGTTGTATAGAAGGATTTATAGAAAGTATGGATAAAGATGGTTATGTTCAAGCTTCAGCAAAAGGACTTACAAATACTTTACGATTAAGACACTCAAAACCTATAGTTAATTTACCAGCAATAGATAAACCTTATGGTAAAGAAATTAGAGGTCTTATTTCTGTTAAAGAAGATGATGAGATTTTAATCGGTATGGATATTTCAGGTCTTGAAAGTGCTACTGCTGACCATTATGTTTATTTTTATGACCCAGAGTATGTAAAAGAGAAAAGAACACCAGGTTTTGACCCACATATAGATATAGCATTTCTTGCTAACATGGTAACTGAAGAAGAGGTAAAGTTCTTTAAATACATTGAAAGCTTATCAGATAAAGAAAAAGAGTTGCTATCTAAAGAAGATAGAGATAGAATAAAACTTATAAAGAAAAAACGACATACAGCTAAAACAGGGAACTTTGCAATGACTTATAATGCTTACCCACCTAAAATACAAGAAATTTGTCGTTTTGAAACTTTAGAAGAAGCTCAACATTTATTTGATGTTTATTGGGAAAGAAATAAGGGTATAAAAATGGTAGTAAATGATACTATCATTAAAAAAGTCAAAGGCAGATTTTGGCTTTGGAATCCTGTTGCTCAACTTTGGATGTATCTAAAAACAGAAAAAGATACTTTTTCATGCTTAAATCAATCTACAGGAAGTTATGTTTTTAACTGTTTACTTCGTATAGTTAAAGAAAAAATATCTGGAAAAGGTGAAATTTTATTAGAATACCATGATGAAATGCTTATAAGAACTAAAGAATATTTAAAAGAAGAAGTTCTTTCTTGTTTAGATGAAGCTGTTGTTATGTTAAATAATCAACTGAAACTTAATATAGAAATTAGTATAAGTAAAGAAATTGGAAAAAACTATGCAGATTGTCATTAATGAAAACAAAGACACAAATACAAAAAGAAATTAAATCAAAACTATCTAAAAATCCTCATGGACTTGCAATTATAGCTCAAAGGGTTGGTAAGACTAAAATATGTATTGATTTAATTAAAAGAGATAAACCCAAAAGTATATTATGGGTTATTCTTTCTAAAGACTTACATAGAGATATTATGTCTGAATTTAAAAAATGGAAAGCTGATAAGTACACCAATATTTTAACTATAAGTACTTATAATTCTCTACCTAAAATTACAGGACATTTTGATACTATCATATTAGATGAAGTACAATCAGTTACAGAAATTAATATGTGTAATATTCTTAATGGTCATTTAACATATAAACATATTTTAGGTGTATCAGGTACATATACTAAATCTATAGAAAAACAAGAAATATATAAGAAATTAAATCTTGAGGTTCTGGTTGATTATGGTATAAATGAGGCTGTAGAAGATGGTGTATTATCAGACTATAAAATAAATGTGATTAATATTCCATATAATCCTAATATCTCTAAAGAAGTAAAATATATCAATCAAAAAATAGAATATTACAATAAAGGTATAATCACATACTTAGATGGTAAGATTTCTATTAAAGGAATGATATCTACAGAACTGAATGTAAGATTTAATAGAATGGTAGATGATGGAAAACTATTTAATATACTGTCAGACACAGGAAAATCTGTTGGGTATATAATATCTAAACCCGATGGGTCTAAAACAGGTAAGTTTAACCCTTTTCAAGATATAATTTATTATATCAAAAATGAAAAACTTTATCAAAAAGTCCCAGCTTTTCTTTTAATTAAAAGAGCACAAATTATTGGTAATTCTCCACAAAAAGAACAATATTGTAGAAAATTACAAACATCTTTAAAAGGTAAAAGAAATATCTTTTTTTGTAACTCAATACAACAATCTGAAAATATAAGTGAATACTTATATAATAGTACAACAGATACTAAGTATTTAGATATGTTCAATAATATGGAAATATCTGAACTTGTTATGGTTAATTCAGGTAGTGTTGGATATACATATAAACAAGTAGATAATTTAATTATTGTTCAGGTAGATTCTGATAGTAATGGTAAGTCAAGCCAAAAATTAAGCAGAACTTTATTAAAACAAATTGATTATCAAGCTACTATATGGATTTTGTGCCTTAAAGGAACTCAAGATGAAGTGTGGGTACAAGAATTTTTGAAAACTTTTAATCAAGACAAAATAAATGTTATTGAATAAAAATATTTGTGATTTACTTAAAAAAAGTAACATAAATCTTGATGAAGCTCTTCTTTATTTATTATCTTTGTATTTTGAAATTAGAAATGATTGTATATCTAATCAAGTAAAAAGTAAAGTTCATACTTTAGGGATTGTAAAACAATCTATAACAGGTTTACAATGGACAATACCACTTTTTGAAGGAGCTGAAACCGCATTTGAATGGGTTAAAACAGAATATATACCCTTATTTACAGCAGCTAATCGTGAGAAAGGTGGTCATGTTAAAGAATCTACAATACGTATGAAGAAATTTTTTGCTGAAAACCCTGATGTAAGAAAAGATGAAGTTATAGGTGCAACACAAATGTATATTAGGGAAACTCCTGATTCTACATATTTACGCCTACCACACTATTTTATTTATAAAGGGGTTGGATTGGATAGAATATCAGACCTCAATTTTTGGATTGAAAAATATAGAGAAAATAATCAAAAACAAGTAATTAGAAGCCTTGATAAAACAATAAGATAATGAATTTCAAAACAGAGTTTAAAAAAGGTCAGGAAGGTAGAAATAAGGGTTTACCTATGGGTGAAGGATTAGAAAATATATCTCAAGCTCTTAACGGTATTCAGAGAGGTATGTCTTATGGTGTAGCTGCACCACCTAAAATAGGTAAAAGTACTTTTGTTGATGAGGGTTTTATATTAGGTCCATATAAATATTGGCTTAAATCTCCTTTTAATATTGTTTGGATTTATCTTTCTTATGAAATGGACAGAGTTTCAAAAGAGTTTGATTTCTGTACATATTTTCTTTATAATGAATATAATATAGAGAAAATTCAACTTCCTGATGGAATATATTTTGAAGATAAAATGGGTAAAATAGTAAATTGGGTTTATCTTTCTTCAGACTATTTAAGAGGAAGACTACAAGATACAGAAAAAAGACCAATTCTTATAGACCCTTATGTTAAGGAAAAGATGATAAAAGTATATGAAGAAAGAATTATACCTTTATTTGGAGAATATGATGAGAATGGTTTTCAACTTAAAAAAGGTTTAATGACATTTCATGGTGAAGCTGATAATCCCACAGGGATTTATAATATGCTCATAGAGATTGCTTCACAAAGAGGACAATTCATCTATCAAAATTACCAAAACAAAGAAGGAGAGATTAAACAAAAAAGAATTGGCTATAAACCTAATGACCCAGATGAGTATGTGATAGTAATTACAGATACGATAAGAAAATTAAAAAGAGAACGTGGTTTTACTTTAAAAGAAAATATAGATAAACATTTAGAGTTCACAACAATACTTCGTAATTTATGTAATTACACATTTATCAATATTGTACATAGTAACAGGGATTTAGCTGATGCTAACAAAATGAAACAAATGGGAGAATATATTCACGTAACTCCAGAACAAATTAAAGATTCTGGAAATATAAGTGAGGAAAGCTCTCATATAATAACTTTATTTAATCCTACAGATACCAGGTATAATCTTGAAAAACATTTTGGTATAACCATTAGGGATAAGGCTCAAAACTTACTTTATCCAAATTTAAGGACAGTACATCTTGTAGAATCACGATTTACTGAAGCCCCAAGACATTTTGCACTAAACATGTTAGGTCATGTTAAAACATTTAAACAATTTAAAGGATAAAATATGGCTTTAAAAATAGGTATAGTAGGACCACCCAATAGTGGAAAATCCTATTCAAGAACCTTTATAGAAAAAGGTGAAGAAGTTTTTGTTATAGCACCAAGTCATAAAATGACACATATAACAACAAGTAATGGTGAACCAATAAAACAATTGGTAAAAGATGATAAAGGCAATTATGTTTCAGGAAATTGGACTTTATGTCCAAGTCTTGATAAATTACCTTTAATTTTAGATTTTGTTCAAAAGTTACCACACATTAAAGTAGTAATACTACCTGATTTTACACATTTTATAAGTAAGATTATAGCTGACCCAAATTTTATTAAACGTAAGGCTGGAGGAGAAGCTTTTCAACGATTTTGGGAATTAGCTAGTGATACCCTTAATAATTTTATTCTCTCTTTAGATTATCTACGTGAGGATTTAATTATAATAACAGAATATCATTCTGAATATGACGAAAGTTTAGATTCTTTCAAAATATTTGTACCAGGTGGTAAAATGTTAGAAGAAAAATTTAAGCTTGACAGTTATTATGATTTTATGTTATACACTCATACTGAACAAAAAGAATCTGGAGAAATAGAAAATTATTATTTTGTAACTAAAAAATGGAAAAAATATAATGCAAGATTTGCTAATCTGTTTGAAGATGTACTAATTCCCAATAATTTACAATTAGTATTAGACACTTTTAGAAAAGCTTCAGGAATTTAATTATTACAACAATGAGAGAAATAAAAATTAGTGAAATTTTAAACCTTTTAGAAAAAGGTTACACAAGAGATATGCTTAAAAAGCATTACTCTCTAACAAATAAAGAGATTAAAAATCTTTTTACACACCCTAAATTAAAAGGGTTAAAAGCTAAAAAAGCATTAAGCTTTGAAATAATTGATGATACTGTAAAATTAAAAGCAGTTCCTACATTTACTTATGAGGAAATAGCTCAAAGTTCTGTAGTAGAGGAAGTTGATACTGATGTACAGAATTTAGAACAACCAGAGCCAATTGATTTTGAACAAAAAATTCAAGAAGAACAAGTAAAAACTGAAAAATCTGAAATTTTATTTAACAATTAAATATATAAATTATGTCGTTTGGATATGTAAGTGATAATGATGAGTCATTAAAAGGGAAAGAATTTTCAAATCTAAATTTTGGTTTGAATCATGGGTTTATTACAAAATTTGAATATAACCCAAATGCAGGTAAAGATGGTGCTCCAGCAGATGCTATTGATATAGAGGTAACTTCTTTAGAAGGTAAAACAGTTAAATCTCGTATTTATGATGTAGGTGATGTTTATAACGCAGACAATGTAAAAATAGGACCATTAGATGAAGGTTATGAAAATGTGGCTAAAGTTGAAAGAGCACAAAAAAGTGCTGTAATTACACATTTTGTAAAAGCTTTAGGTGTAACGGAAGAAACTATAATAAAAGCTTTAACTCCAGCACCAAAAAACTTTGCAGAGTATGCACAAATTATGACTTCTTTAGTAGCTAAAAACTACTCAAGTATTCCTGTAGATTTCTTTGTACAATACCAATGGTCTATAAAAGGTGACGCAAAAATGACTTATCTTGAATTACCTAAAAACATGAAAGATGGTTATTTTATAGTACCATCTATAAAACCTAATGGTGAGTGGAAAGAAGTTCGTAATGAAAAAGGGTTATCTTATGTTGATAATGTTGGAAATATCCATCCTATAACAAAATCTAAAAACTTTTTAGAATCAAATAAAGCTAAACAACAGAAAAAGGATGAGACAGCTGCAACATTTGCACTTATGAATCAATCTACACCAACAATATCAGGCTGGTAATATATGTTTGTAACTTCTGACAATATACTAACTAAAGAGGATATTCTACAGTATACAACTGAAGAAAAAATCTTTGAATTGGTTTTTGGATATATTCCAGAAGTTTATAAAAAGGTAACTTCACCCTTTAGAGAGGATAGAACACCAGGTTGCTGGTTTGAATATTCTCCTGAAGGTGAGTTACGTTTTGTAGATTTTGGTAATCCTGCTGTAATTAGAGGTACAAGAATGAAAAATATTAATTGTTTTGATGCAGTTAAAATTTATTTTAATCTTAAAAGCCTCCATGATGCTTGTATTTATATTCACACGCAATTAGATACAAAAACTGCTAAAAAACTTATCAAAAAAGAAAAACCTACTATTATAAAAAGAAGTCCTGTAGAGTTAGATTTTTTACCAAGACCTTTTGATTACAGAGATAAAAAATTCTGGAAAAAGTATAAAATTTCTTCAGATAATTTAATAGAAGATAATGTTTTTGCTTTAGAAAGTATTAAAATGTTCAATACAAGAAAAGGTACATTACAATTTCAAATTTATGATATAGGTTATGCTTACACACAATTCTTAAATAATAAAATGAAATTTTATTTTCCTAAAAGACCAAAAAAAGACCGTTTTATAACTAATTGTACCCAAAATGATATGGGTGGTATGCAATCTTTAGTGGAATCTGGGGAAATATTATTTATAACTAAAGCTTATAAAGACTATAGAGTATTAAAAAACATAGGTTTAAATGTTGTGTGGAATCAAATGGAAGGTGCAGTACCTTCAACTGATATACTCTTATCTTTATGTTATAGATTTAAGAAAATATATGTATTTTTTGATAATGATGAAGCTGGTTTAATTGGTGGTTCAGTATTTGTGCAGGCTTTAAATAATATTATACCACAAATTGCAGAACAAATTTATTTACCTAAAGATTACCCAAAAGACCCTTCTGACCTTATTGCTTTAAAAGGTGAGTATCATCTATTAAAATTTTTAGAAAAATATGTATGAAATTTCTAAAGATTTTTTACCGTTAATTATTCAAAAAATTAATGAAGAACCTTTAAAAACTTTCTTTTACCATGATTTGTATAAAGAAAAGTACTATCCTGAAAAGGACAAAATATTCTCTTTTTATAAAAAACCTTTAAAAGACATCAAAAGAATTGATGTGCATCTATTTCCAGATGTAGAATATAATCTTAACACTCTTTATATCTCTCTGACAACAAATAGTAGCAGAAATAAAGAGCATCTTTATTATTGGGAAAATATGAGTATATCTTTAATTAGGTATATCTCAAAAGTAAAACCTTGTGTATGGGTACTTACTAAAGAAACAAAAAAGTATATAAAAGATATAACAAATCATATTTTAGTAAATAATTATTCAGATGATGAGTTACCTTTTATACCATTAAACCAATACACTAACTATGTGATAATCATAGATGAAAATTTAAACAAATATTTAAAATTTATAAAATTATGACTACAAGAAAAATTACTGTGTACTCTACACTTGGACAACAAAATGTAACTTTTGACACTGATGTAAAAACTTGGGGTGAATTATCAGAACTTATCTATGAAGAAATAGATGGGATTGATTTAAAAAAGATGATTGCTATAGAAAGCGTTTCTAAAAATTCTTTTGACCATCCTGAGGCATTGTTACCTGAAGAAGATTGTATTATCTTTTTACGTGTACGTAATACTGATAAAGGTGTTGATTATTCAACATTAACAATGAAAGAACTTCGTGAGGAAGTAAAAAAATTTAAAGCTATTTATGGACAAGACTTCGTAACAGCATTAAAAGCAAATGGAAATTGGACACAGTATACTACAGCAAAATTAGCAGATGTTTTAAATCAATATGCTTCTTATGTTTCTAAAAAACAGAAAGAAATAAAAAATTCTAATCAAGTATTAGTTAATAAAAAAGACATTTCTCTTATTACACGTATGCTTAAGACTGTTGCAACTAAAGTTGACCAACTATTAAATATTAAAGAGAAGAAAGATAGAAGTGAAATTGAAAAGCTTGATTTAGAAGCTAAAAAATTGTTTAGTAAAATATAGTATTCACAAAGTTAAGAAGGGTAGGATTTCCTACCTTTCTTTTTTTTAATTTATTGTTATGACACATAATGATTTACCAACATTTATTGAAAATATACAAAAAAATGGTTTATTACGTTCAACAAAAAAAATATATAGAAGTAAATATATACAAAAACTATTAGGTATTAATGAAGAGAATCTTACAATAATACTAAAACAGTATGACAATATCTTAACAGCACTAAAAAAACAATTTAAAGATTCTTGGGATATTCTTTTTGATAATAATGGTAAAAAAATATCTATAGTTATATATTATCCTAAAATGGAAATATATTCACCTAAAATAAATATGAGAAGAACAATACATGAAGTTTTTATTGAGATTCCTATAATATTTCATGATAATACATTACAATTTAGCTCTATAAGACTTTTTAGAGGTGCTACAAGTGTATTTGAAAAAAGCCATACATATAGTTACTCACATACATCAAGATATGACAGTAGTAATTTTAACGATTTATTCTTTAAAAGCAAACCTATTTGTATGGGTCATAGTGAGATAGCGGAAAAATTAGCAGAATTAAACTTAGGAAAACAATTTAATCTACCTGATTTAGAGCTATTCTTTCTTTTTTTAGACCTTATAATACCTATAGAAGATAGAAATGGTGTTTATTATTCTATTGAGCATTTAAACACTCTACCTGAAGAAAGTAAATGTAGATACTATGATATTGAATATAATATTAAAGCGAATTTTGATAAAAATAAGATTGAATTATTTTTAAGATTTTTAAATTATAAAAAAATCAATATAAATGACATATTTCAAATTAATCTTGATACTAATACAAATTCCCTTTCGGTTTTACCAACAGAAACTTTATATCCAATAGTTAAGGATTTTGCTTTAAATGAGAATTGTGTAAAGAGTTATTTTATTGAAAATGGGCAAAAATACTTTTATAACCTTAGTAAGAATATTAGTGCTAAAAAAAGACAAAGCGAGGATATAAAAGAATTTAAGTATTTTCTAAAAGATTGTGAATATATTATTTTTAGGGGTGAAAAGAAAAAACCTAAATATATAACACAAGACTTTAATTCCTCTGAAAAAAATTTTGTACAAGCAGAGGTATATGTCAGTCATTCAGAAATTATTTTATTAATTGAACAATTTAAATTATACATTTTACATGAATACGCAAGAAAAAAACATACAGGTATACGTGCCTAAAACTTTTAGCAATAAAGTCAGTTATATTTGCTCAAAGATACCAAATGTTGAATGGTGTGGAATACTATTTTATACTGTTGACAGTTCTATAAAATCTCCCGAAACTTGTAAATATACTTTACAAGATATTTTACCTATGAGTAAAGATTCTGGTGGAAGCACATCATATCAAACAGATGGTAGAGTTATTGATTATCTTATGGCAGACCCAAAAAGATTACAATGGAAACAAGGTGATATTCATAGCCACCATAATTTAGGGTCTTACTTTTCATCAATTGACTATAAAGATTTACAACATCAAACAGATACAAGTAATGTAATTCTCTCTATAACAGTAGATAATAAAAATCTATATGTTGGTAAAGTTGGTATAAAAGCAAGAGCAAATGTGTCAGAGATTGTATACATAGCCCGTGATGAAGATGGTCAGAAATATGAATTAAAAAAAGAACAAAAAGTTTTAGAAACAATAGAAATTTTTAATTGTGTATTTACATTTGAAGATTCTAAAATTGAAGTTGACACTGATTTTCAAGGGTATGTAGATAGAATTATTAAAGAGGCTGAATTAAAAACTTCAAAATTTATTACACATAATAATACTACAGAATTTGGTTCTTTCCAACCACAAACTCATCAAACACCCTTATATCAAAGTAATTTTAACTATTCTTCAAAACAAATGGAATTACCTTTTTCATATGAAGAAGATGATAATTATTTATCAATGGAGGAGGAGATTCTTATTGGAGCATTAACAGGAAGACAACCAAAGTTTACAGATACAGTTAGTTTATCTATAACTGATTTTGTGAGGTCCCAAAAAGTTTTAAAGCATCAAATAGAATTTTTTAATAAAAATATAAAAGAGATATTAAAAACTTATACAAATGTTGATGCAGAACAGATAGAACTTATGGAAGGAATTATAGAGATTTTAAAAGAAAATATGATATCTGCACCATATACCATTGAACAATTAATAAAAAATATGTTTAATTTAATACAAGAAAAAACAAATGGAAGATAATTTTAGATTTAGTGGTTTTAATTGGTTTGATAAGGTTAGACAAAGTTATGTAACTATAGGTGGAGCAGGAGGTATAGGGAGTTATGTAGCTTTTCTTTTAGCAAGAGCTCAAGTAAAAGAAATAGATATATATGATTTTGATACTGTAGAGCAACATAATTTAGGGTGTCAATTATTTTTTAGAAATTCTTTACACGATAAAAAAACACAAGCTTGTAGAACTTTTATTCAAGAAACAACAGATTTAAAGACAAATTTTCAAGAATATGGCAAAGTTACTCCAGAAACAGTTATATATACAAATGCTGTATTTTCTTGTTTTGATAATTTTGAAGCAAGGAAAATTCTTTTTAACCTCTGGAAAAATAACTTATTAAGTTCAGCTACAGATTATCAAAAAGAATTTATCTTTATAGATGGTAGATTAGATGGGGAATTACTTCAAGTATATTGTGTTACAAAAGATAATTACTTATTGTATGAGGAAACTTTACAAGAATCTTCTTTAACCACAATGGGTACATTATGTACAATGCAACAAACTTCACACATTGGAGCTATGATTGGAGGATATATGGTATCTTTTTATACTAACTTTATGTCCAATTTAGCTGAAAATATAGAAGCCAGAGAAGTTCCATATTTCTTTGAAATGTATACACCTTTAGCCCAACCAACTATAATTTCTAATATTGAATCAAAAAAATTAGTTGCTGAAAAATTAGTAGTAAAAACAACAAAATTACCTTTTTAATATGGAAAATTTTACAAGAGAGGTTTTATATACTATAAATCATCCAAATCCAAATTCACGATACGAAGGATTAATATATCAAGACCGTTTTATTCTTAGAGATAAAAACAAATTTTTACCTATCTGTTTAGAAGGAGATTTATTTTACAGTTTTAAAATAACAAGAAATAACACTTTAAAATCTGAAGTGTTAAGTTCTTTTAAAAGGTTTTCAAGACAAGTAGAATATTACAATAAACAAAATAGGAATAACAGATACATTGAAGGTAACTACTCTTTTTATAAAATAGAATTTATACCAAGAGCTGACCACTATATTATAACACCATATATAATGTTATGTTATAAACCTACAGATAATATTTTACTTCACAATTATTTTAATAATGATGATTTTGCTTTTTTTGTTAATTCTGATATTTTTACAGAAAAAACACCTTTTAAAAAATTAAAAATCATATTTGATAAAACAGTTGTGCCACTTTGTACTAAATATAATATACCTATTACTATAGGTGATACAAATTGTTTTGAAACTAATTTTCTATCTTCTGTTTCTTGTAAAAACATACCAGAGCCTCAAATTTTAGAAGAAGTTCTAAGAGAACTCCAAGAGTTTTAAGAAATAGTAAAAATAATAATTATGGGAGTACCTAAAAGTATAGGTCGTACAAATAAATCTAAGGGTAATAATGCGGAGAGGGAATACGCTAAATTCTTTAGGGAAAAAGGATTTAAGTTTTGCGTAACTTCAAGATTTGGTAGCAAATTACATGATGGAGCTAAAATAGATTTACTTAATATACCTTTTAATATTCAGATTAAAGCTGGAAAACAAAAAGGTATTAATTACAGTAAAGTATTATCCGAAATACATGAAGCTGTCAAAATAACCTTCCCACCAACAAATGTAGAACATACTTTACCAAATATTGTAATACATAAAAAATTTATTGGTACTGGAAGGAAGAAAAATCCGTATGATGAGATAGTTTGTTTGTCTTTAGAGGACTTTGGAAAAATAATAAGTCCTGAATTTTCTGAATTACTTAATAAAACAAGAGAATGATAAGAGCATCACAGGTACATAAAATATGTACAAATAGACCTGTTTTTGACCCTGCATTATTAGAAAGTCTTGAACAACAAATACTTTCTAAAGATGCTACATATACAAGAGAGAATGTTTGGCAATTTGCTCAAACAAGAGGTGTTATGACGATAGCAAAAGATATTATAAAACAACTTGAAAACCAAAGATTAGTAGAGGCAGACCCACTTCCAGAGAGTGCTATGTCTTATCTTCAAGAACTTTGGTTAGAAGAGAATGGTTTTTATGATTTTTCTGTTAGAGAAAATTTACCTCAATTCATAAAAGGTAAAACATGTGAAGAAGAAGCAATAAGTTTGATTGGTCAAGTTTATGGGTTATCACTTACTAAAAATGTAGACCGTGTAACAAAGGATTTTATCACTGGTGAATGTGATATTCAGTATGGTACAGTCATAAGAGATTGTAAAATACCTGAAACATGGAAAACATTTAGAAATAAATCTGGTATACCCTCAGAATACTATTGGCAATTAATAGCTTATTGTTATTTATATGATAAAACAGAAGCTTATTTGGATTATGTTCTTATGCCTACCCCAGACAATTTAATAGATTATGATTGTAAGGGATTAACATCAGAGGAAATAGAGAAGTATTTATCTATGCAACAAAAGATACTTTCTCTTGACCCTCGTTATAGAGTAAAAACTTATCCTTTAATAGTCGACATTCAAAAAGAAATTGATTTTCTTTGTTCAAGATTAGCAAAAGCTAAAGAGTATTATAACACACTTTCTTTAGAAATTTGTTTAAGATTATGTTGATAGAAAAAGGTAAATTTTTTAAAAATAAAACATGGGAGTATCTTATCCCATGTTTTAAACTCTATGAACCAATGTTTATAGAATATTTTAATAAATTAGTAAAATATGGTGTTGGCATACATGATGCCCTATTAGATGATGAAGATTACCCAATTGGTAAATATGTTTATATTCTTTTTGATACTTCATACTATAGAGAGAATTTTGAAAAATTATTAGAATATTTAACAAATAAAGCATTACATTTATACGTTACAGATTATAGTTTCGGGCCATCTTTAGAATTAAATCAACATATGATTGTTTTACGTATTCCAGATTTGGCTCAAGAAAAGTATAATTATTTTTTAAATGGTGAGTATAGCAAAATGTATTCATCTACAGATATGGCTATTCTCAATTTAAAAGTTATAAGACCTTTAGCTTATAGTGTAATAACTAAACAGCCAGAAGGTTATGAACATTACAAGAAAATAATAAAATCTGTGTTTGATGTAAATCTTACTCAAGAAGAAATTACAGGGGAGCTTGATACACCTCCAGGAACTTTTGATGAAATATTTAATCAAGAGAAAGTTTTTGCACCGTTTTATGCACAAAGTTTAATTAAAGAATATATAATTTAATATTTAAAAGTATGGAAATAAATGTAGTACAAGCAGCTTCTAAGTTAGCTCATAAAGCTTTAATCGAAAAATGTGAAAAAGATTTAGGTATTAATGAAGAAGATTTAACCATTGAGGATGCTTCTGGAGAATTTTATTATAAAGAGTATATTCAAGAGATTTTTAATGAATTATATGATGAATATTATGATATTATAGTATCTTGCTCTGAACTCACAAGGTTAGAAGAAGATTTAAAATCCTTTGAAAAGACATTTGAATAATGATAACATTTACACAAACACAACAAATTGCTTTTAGTATACTCTATCTACAAAAATATCATGTAGATAGAGTTATACAAGGTATAAATCTTTTAACAGCTTTAAATAAGTATTGTAAAAAGACAGAACAAAATACTTTTCATATCCCTTTTAATATAAGTAATATTCCTACTCACAGTATTGAAGGAGAAACAATACGCTTATTTTTAGAACAGGTTTTTATGAAAGGTAACCATTTATTAATTATAAATTTAGACTGATGGAAAAAGGAGATAGATTAAATCAAGGAAAACCAAAATGGAGTTTAGTACCTCAATCAGCATTATTGCCTATGGTTCAAGTACTTGAATATGGAGCAATCAAATATGCTCCACATAATTGGAGGAAAGGGTTACCAGTAACAGAAATATGTGAATCTCTAAAAAGACATTTAGATGCTTTTATGGAGGGAGAAGATAATGACCCAGAATCAACTTTATCTCATATAGGTCATATTCAATGTAATGCTTTATTCTTATCATGGATGATGAAAAATAAACCTGAGTTGGATGATAGATATAAACCATTATAAATATGAGATACCAAATAGAATTCAGTAAAGAACAACTAATGGTTGTTCAACAAGCATTAGAGTTTGCATCAAGATTTTGTGCAGGACAGGTAAATTATTTAGCCCCTTTTATAGAAGAACAAATTTTGTTAAATTGTGGTTCACATGATAGGTTTATAGAAAGAAGACCTTACTATGAGTTTTCTTTAGAGGAATTTAAAAGAAACGCATTTCCAAATCTAAATAAAAATGAATCATTAGGTATAGGAAACTCCGAACTTGTTCCAGATGCTAAGGTATGTTATGATATATACAGACCTATATTAGAACAATTTGATAAAGAGTTAAGAGAAGCAAATCCTAATACTGGATATTCTGTATATCAAAATCCTGGTATGACATTTTCTAAAGAAGGTAGGATAATAATTAAAACAATAGAATAATTAATATTAATAATTATGACAATAACAGTACAAGAAGCAAAAAATTTGCTAATACAAGCAGAATTAGAGGAAAAATTACAATCCCGACAAGTTGAACTTACTTCTTTAAAGAAAGATTATGAGGGTAGATGTTTTGGTACACATACTTTTGAAAGAAAAAATCAAGCAGGTGAAATGAGTGCGGTATACTATGAAAGTTTTTACCTAAGAGAAAATGAAATATGGGTAAGAAAATGGGGTATTCGGGCTTCAAAATGTGATAGTTATTACAAAAAAGGTAAATATGTTACTCAGTTTAATAGGGCTATTTATGAAAAACAGCTTACAGGTCAAAATGAATATAACGCTTCTTATAATTTAGAATCTGGATATTCCCACTACAAACATGAAATTGTTTTGTCAAAATTTATGCAACTTTGGGAAAAAGCAGATGAGTTGGTTATTGGTATAGAAAAATCTTTTTATGATACAGTTCCTGAATTAAAAGAAGAATTAATTCGTCATGGAGATTTTACATCTGAAAATACTAAAGATAGATGTTTAAAAGATATGGGAATTGAGATGATAGATTTAAAAGATTATCCAGAAGTACATAGACAACTTGAATATGTAATCTTACCTTTATTTGATTCTAATAGATGGTTACCTAAAATATATGCAAAATCTATTATAAGCTGGTATATAATCGAATTAAAAAAAGAATTGACTTCAATTTTTGCAACACCACGTACTATTGATTGGAATAACAACAGAATAAAAATTCTTACTGAATTTATTAGTAAAATATAAAACAACAATTAAAACAATACAATAATATGGGATGGGGAACAGATTTTAAAGCTAATATCTTTTTAAATAGATTAGTCTTTTCTTCTAAATATGAAATAAAAGATAAAATAGAAGAAATAAAATCAGATATAGAATCTGAAAAAAGAGTTATAATAAGTTATGCTCATTCTAAAGAAGTAAGAGAAGAAGGTGAAATAATAGACACTGACCAACTTACGTACAGAATAAATGAAAAAATAGATGATATAGCTCAACACGCTAAACTCTTACAACTACTTGAATTATATTTAGAACATTATGATGAACAAATACCTGATAAAAACTGACAATAAAGATGTCATTAAGTTTCTTAAGATGAATAAGGTAGAAGTAATAAAACTGAAAATAGGGGAGTTAACCCCTATTGATGTTTTAAAAACTATTGCAGACTATTTTGCTTTACCAATATCTTATTTTAATAAAACTGAAAAATTAATAAAATCAAATAGAGAGAGAAGTTATAAGATATATTTATATTTTTATTTTGCTTATACTTATACTTTCCCTAAATTTTCAACAACAGCTATTACAAATCCTATTAATTATGACCATTCATCTGTCTATGCTGGTGTAAAAAGTATTACTAATACTTTATATTTACCTGATGTAGAAGCGGATGTGAGGAACATAAAAATGATTTTAGATGCTAAATTAACTTAAGTATGAAAATAAAATTAAAAACAACTGATAATATCTTTTTTACATCTGACTTACATTTCTATCATTACAATATTATTCAATTTTGTAATAGACCATTTAAAAATCTACATCAGATGCACGATACTCTTATAGAGAATTGGAATAGTGTTGTACCTAAAAACGGTTAGGTCTTTACAGAAATGGGAATTAAGATATTATGGTGCTTTTATTGAAAAAATAATGAAAAATAGGATTGAATAAATGAATAAATACTTATTTATACATCTTGAAGTTCAAGATGGTACAAGAAGACATGACCATAGAGTACTACATATTACTAAAGCAAAAAACATAAACTTTGCAGCAGAAAGATATGTATCTACTTTTTGGGGATATTCATCAAGACCTTTTAAAGGTGATTGGTGGTATACAAGTGAAATTTCTTTAAGATTAAAAAGAGTTGTAAAACTCACTAAATCAGAGTATAAACTTTTAGAGAGAATAATGTATGAGTTATAGTTGGACTGTATGGGTAGGAGGTGTTGAAGTTAATGATTACCTTTTATCTAAAGAAGATGCTGAATGTCTTGCTAAAATTTACAAAAATAATGGTTACACAGATGTTGTAATAGAGGAGATTAAAGATGAATCTTGAAAAAGAAAATATCACCAAAGCATGGTTAGAAACTGATTGTAACATTCTAATTAATGCCTCAGCAGGTAGTGGTAAAACTACAATGCTCTTACAACTATTAGAAATTACTAAAGAAAGAACACTATTCTTAGCTTTCAATAAGTCAATACAAGAAGAAATAACCCAAAAAATGGAAAGTAGAGGTCTTATTCAAGGTAAGGCACTTACTTTACATTCTTTAGGTCTAATGGCAATTAGACATCATAAGAAACAAATAGAAATAAAAGAAAGTAAAAATTTTGAAATTTTAAAGATTTTACAGAAAGAAAACCCTAACTATTTCAAAATGAGATGGGAAGATAAGTCTAAACTAAATTTACTCCTATGTGATATAAATGATGTATCACGAATGTTTCTAACAGATTCTTTAAATGAAATTGCCAACTATATGTGTATCATGGATAAACCTATAGAAATCACACTAAAACTCAAAGTACTTTGGGAAAAATTTATTAAAATCAGAGATGAATTTGACCAAACACAAGGTTTACTCTATATAGATTTTATAGATATGATTTACTTACCTGTAAAATATGACCTATACATTCCAATAGAGCCTGTTTATCTCTTCATAGACGAATTACAAGACCTAAGCCTATTACAACATACCCTTGTAAAAAATCTTTTAAAACAAGGGCATATAAAACGATTTATAGGGGTAGGTGATTACAAACAAAGTATATACCTTTTTGGGGGGAGTTTATCAAACTCTATGGATATACTAAAACAATACCCAAATGTTCAAGAATTTCCTCTTAATACATGTTACAGATGCTCTCAAAGAATAATAGATAAAGCCAATGAGGTTTATCGTGTTATGGATTATGGGAGGAATACTTTAGGTGTTGTAGAAGAAATTACTGAAGTATCTAAAATAAAAGATAAATCTATGATAGTGTGCAGAAACACAGCCCCTATTATTGAACTTTATTTTTTATTACTTAAAGAAAATAAAAATTGTTATATTAAAGGTGAGGATATTCTTAATGGTATCACTAAATTTTTAACACCTTATAAATACTTAACAGTAGTAGAAGCCACCAGAAAAATAAAACAAGAATTAGCTGACTTTAAGAAAGATAGGACAGATGAAGGCAGAATAAAATACTTCTTACTTAAAGAAAATTTTAAGATTTTTAAAATTCTTTCAGAGAATTATGTTCATGATATGTTTGTTACTATAGACACTTTAATAAATAAATTTAAAGGTTTATTCTTCCAGAAAGAAAATGCTATAATGTTATGTACAATACATAAATCTAAAGGTTTAGAAGCTGATGTGGTTTATATTCTTAATGAGAATTTAATACCATCTAAATTTGCTAAATCTAAAGAACAGCTCATTCAAGAGCAAAATCTTAAATATGTAGCTCGTACAAGAGCTAAAAATGAGCTTTATTTTCTAAATATTGACTCTTATAGTGAAGAAGAAGACGATGAATTTTAAATAAAATAATTTAAAATACTAATATGACAGATGTTATTTTTAAAGTTAATAGAACTTTTATAGAATATTTATTAAATAATGGTTTTAATTTTGCTTCAGAAAATGAACACAGATACTATTATAACCCAATTAAACAAATACAAGTAAGAATTGATATTAAGAAAAATGAGTTTGCTTTATTAGATAATAAAGGAAATACAATTCTTGATGATTCTGAAATAAGTCAGGCAGAATTAGACAGTTATATTAAATAAAATGAGATACAAATGTAACCTTTGCGGTAAAGACACTTTTACTCGTAAAACACCTCATAAATGTATTGGTGGTTATAGAAAAAGAGGTTTAAAGTGGACATCAGTACCAGAATTATTAATTAAAAACCTTTAAAAATTGAAAAAAAAGTAATAAAAGACTATCTTGAGTACAAATCTTTTGAATTTGATAAACCTTTTTGTATTGAAGAACATATAGAATACTTAAAAGGACTAAAAGATAAGTATGGGGATATAAAACTTGTTTTTAATCAAATTAATAATGATGAAATAGAATTTTCTTTCTTTATAGAAAGAGAAGAGACTGATGAAGAATTTGAAATAAGAAAGAAAAAAGATGAAAAAGTAAAAACTTATATAAGAAAAATAGAACTCCAAAAACTTGAAGAGTTAAAAGCGAAATATGAGTAATTGACCACAGTTAAAAATAGGGAGAGTAGGACCATTGTTGCCTACTCCCCCCTTTTTCTTTATCTCACCCCTTCATAATCTTCCAACAAATCCTTATATGTTTGTTTCTTTTTCTTTGGTGGAAATTTTTTATTTACTAATTTTAATCTTTTCTCTTCAGTTATATTTGGATTTTGTTCTTCTATTTCTTTTCCATATTCAGCTCTAATTTGTCTTACTTTAGACTGAGCTATTTTTTCTTCACTCCAAAACATTTTATCAAAAGGTGTATTAAAAAATTGTCTATCTGCTGCTTTGCCAAAACCCATATTACCTTTTAATGGTGCTGGTATAAAAGTTCTATTAAATTGATTAAAAAACTTACTATCACCATACATTGGGCCAGAAGTATATGTATCATTTCCAGATAACATTTCACTTGCAGCTTTAGCAGTTTTAGTAACATCTGTCGCAAAACGTAGTAATTGTATTTCTTCTGGGTTAAATAAATTATAGAAAGCACTACCTGTTAAGAAACTTGTACCCTGTTCAGCTAATCCATATAATTTGTTAATAATCACATTATGAGCTTGTCTTTTTAAAGATTCTTCATCATCATCGTCATCATATAAAGCAGCTTTAGCAAGTAACATAGTAGCTGTTATGCTAAGTATAATAGAAATTTCTGTTATTAAATCTCTCATATTCTTAACATCAGTATCACTCATACCAGATTGTTCTAAAGTGCTCCAATCTTGTTTTATAAAAGTTTTACCAAGTAAAGTTTGAGCTGGTATGTTTAACATTTTTAACACTACATGTTTAAGTGTTATACCCATTTCAGACAGTAAACTCAAATTAGTATTTATACCAAATAATTTACCTAAACCTGCACCAACACCCATTGCTACTCCCATACCAACAAAACCACCTGTTAATAATCCTGGTACAATTGCTAACATCATCCCTGTACTTGCACTTATAGAACGATACCTACCTTTAAAATTCTTAATATTCAAAGCTAATATATCTTGCTCTTTAGCAAAACGAATAAACATATATGAGGTTATCCAATTTTTGAACATCATAATAGTTTTTCCCGTTATATATTCCTTAGCCATATTTCCTCTAAGGTCATTATAATCACCATGAGTTCTAACTATAAGTTCAATAATACTTTCTCTAACATTAGAATATTGTTTTCTATTTAGAGATTTACCAGATTTTAGTAATTCTGATTTTTGATTTTCATTTAGAATTTCCCAATTAAAACGATTTTCTTCAGTAGCAAAATTATCTTTTAATGTACCATCCTCTTGCATAGCATCCCATACATTGCTTTCAGTACCGTCTTTACCTACTATCTTAGTATTCATTAACATAGCAATAAATAATGGAGCTTGATTTACATACTCAACACGCTTAGTAATTTCATACGGGCCAAATTTTTCTAATTTAGAAAATCTTGATTTTCTTGAAGCTTTTTGTAACTCATTTGTAGCATCTTGAAGAATGTCATAATTTTGCATCAACACAGATAGTTTTCTAACTTCTGGAGAAACAAGACTTTTCAAACCAAACATTTTAACAGTAGAACCTCTTACAATTTTATTAGCTTTATATAAATATTCTTCAGGAAAATATCTTCCAGAAGAAGCAACTATTTGGTTAGCAATTTGCCCCTCAATAAAGTTTGTAACACCAGAGCTAATATTCCAACCTAAAGACTTAAATCTTATAAATTTTAATATAGAATCAATCATAGAAGCCAATGATATAACACCACCAATATTTTCCTTCATTAATGCTAATTCAGCTATTTGCTTTTCTATAATTGGTTTATCAGCTTCAGACCTTGAAGACCTACTAAGTAATTCTATTTGATAATCTATATCACGAATTATATCTTTTTCTTCTCTTGTATATATCTTATTATTAACCCATTTACTCAAACCTTTCTTAAACTCTACTTCTTTTCCCTCTTTCATAGTAAGATTACCAAATTCATTCTTACTATTATAATTACCAAGTACAGCTCTTGAATACCAAGATTCCATTTGTTTAATTGCTAAATCTCTTTTACCTACAAATATTGGCTCATCGTCATCATCATTCATAACAACACCAACTTTATTTACCATAGGTTTCTTAATAGCATTATAGTGTTCTTTCATAAGTTTCAATGCAGGTAAAACTTTTTGTCTTGCTGAATATTCTGCAATTAAAGCTGACTGTACTTTAAGAATTTTAGGTAAATCCATAGATTTATTTTTAATAACATCATTTTCAGCAGATTTAGATATAAAGGTAGCTAAGTTAAAAGTACTATCTTTCATATTTAAATGAGTCATAATACTCTCAACAGAAGGTGCTATATTAAGTTTACCAGCTATGTATTCTATGACAGCTATTGGTGCTTTTTTCAAATCTAAATTAGTTGGTAAAGTATTTGTCATACCAATACCTAATGCTTCAAGCATTTTAAGTTTCTCTAAAACATATATACGATGTATCTCATCTTTATTTTGTCTTAAGAAGTTATTATTAACAGTATCTACAAGTTCACCTGTAATAGGATTAATCTTATTATAAGTTAATAAATTACTATTTTTTTCTGTAAAGAAACTTCTAAATTTCTCAACAAGCCATTTCCAAAACTCATGTATCTTTTCTAATCCTTGAGCAGAATATAATCTTTCAATAAGTGTTTTTTCTAAAGTATCTAAATCAAAAAGACTATAACCATCTCTTTCATCTATAGGAATAGAATCATATCTCTTTTGAGCAACATCACGTATTATTTGATAGAATTTATATAAAGTCTCATTACTTTCAATTATATTAAATCTCTCATCATAATACCCTGTTTGTTTATCAGAATCTACTAAAGTATAAACACCATCTACCATTTTATATATACCTTCATATCTACGTGGTACAGTTACATTATATCTCATTTGAGAAGATATAACAGTATCTCCCATCATAATAGCTTCATTATTACTAAAGCTTTTAGAAAAGATAAAAGGACTATTTACTTTAGTAAATTTTTCTAACTCGTATAAAGATGTTTGAGTTAAATTTTGTATATTAGTTACATTATCTTGAAGTAACAATTCTTGAATTAAAGCATCTCTTGATATAATATATTCTTTAATTTTTTTTCTTTGTTCTTCCAAGTGTTCCTCATACCCCCTAACACCTAACACTTCAATTAACCTTGCTTTATGTTTTTTAGCTTTCTCTAAATCAAAATCAATCTGTAAATCAGCAAATTCATCTTGTAAGTCTTCAAGCATATTAACATCAAATACCTCTGTATTATTTCTATACCAAGCGAGTTTATCTTGATATAGTGCAGCATATTTAGCTTTTTTCTCCTCAGCATCTTCAATAAGAGCTATTTCTGTAGCTTTAATTCTTTGTTTACCTAAAAAATCAGCCCTATCTCTAAAGAACTTAGAAGTAAACCTTTGTGTAAAAGTTTTCTCATAAAAACCAAATTCATTTTTAGCTCTAAATATTTCATAATTAATACCTTTAAGTCCAAGTTCTTTCATATCATACCCCATATTTTTAAGGGTTTTCTCTAAATCATCTTGTAACTCATCAATCTTTAATTCAACATCCTTAGACCAACCTTGTTCTTCAATAATAGCTGTTTCCAGCATATATTGCATGATTTGTCTTATTTCTGGGTTTTTACTAAAAATACCAAACTGACCATCCATCAAAAACATATCTAAATAATTTATATCTTTCATACCTTCAGCGGTATAAAAAATTTCATTATATGTTTTTGTTTTACCTGCATTCATCTGCTCCACATTAGGATTAGTGTTATACATATCAGTTAATATTTTCTTTTCCTTAGTAAGAATATTATGTTTTTCAAGATTTGCCTTGTTTGCATAATGTCTTAAAAGAATAACTATATCATTTTCTAATATTAAATCACCTTTTTCATTAAACATTTGTTCTTCTAAAAAGAAAGGGTGATTATTGGGATTTGCTTCAGGAGATAAATCTGAATAAAAAGCCAACATTGATTTTACAAGGTCTATATCTTCAGGATTAGAAGATTCTTTAAGAATATCAATAATTTCCCAATCTCTCTGGAAATAAAACTCTAAAGTCTTAGTTGGAGTAATACTGGACATATCTTTTGCCTCTGCAACCAATCCTATATTATCTCCACCATCTCCATAAAGTAACTCATTAATCTTATCTTGTTCTCTGGTAAGTTGTTGTATCATACTACCATCAGTACTATATAACCTTAAATCATTTTCAATTTTATTTAATTTTGTTTGTAAATTCTTAATTATCTCCATTTTAACTTTTACAGCCCTCTCATAAGAATTTATTTTAGTGCCGTGCATTTCATCTATGAAAGAAAATTCACTGTCAAAATCTTCAGAAAAAACTGTATCTTTATCAAGAGTTGCTGGAGAT